TAAATTTATAATTATTTCAGTTTAAAGAAAACTAAATATTATATCATAGGATGAATTGTTTTATGATTAATCAAGAATATCCTCAATAAATAACAAAAATAAAAATCATAACTATGTATCAAATCTGTAATATCTAATCTAGTAGGGAATTGAAGTACCACAGAAATAAAATAGATATTCATAAATGATTTAGATATAAAAAAATCGTGTCTTGATAGAGAAATCTATTAAGGCATGGCGTATCCGCTTACGTCATTAAAGACCAAAAAAACAATATCGTAATATCCAGAGAGAATGAGGATGATTCCATGACCCTTCTACTACATCTAATTTTTTAATCTGATTATACGGTTTTATACGGTTTTAAGTAGCGGGGTCAATTTTTTAGAACATGCGAGTCCTCATGATTACTTGCGCGGTGGAAGTGCTATTTCACGTATGGAACAAGTAATTGAAAAATTTAGAGAATATGGGCAAACACCAAGTGTATATTTATTTAGACTTGGATTGGATCGTGAAATAATAGCTGTAATTGATAAATTGTATAATCTTGGATTAGTTGAAAGTGGAAATGTTTTTTTTTGTAATATTACAAATATAAATTTTACAGATGATTATGTTGGTATTTACAATAATAAGCCATTTCGGATTCAAAAAAGAATTGAAAACCCATTATATAACAATTCTAAAAATTATCTAAATTTCAATTTTAGTAATACTAATATTCAAAAAGCAAAACAATTTTCAGTTGGAGAATATGTTATGATACGTGATTTACCGCATACATATGTAATTTTTCGTATAAATCCGATAACTTCAAGAATAACGTTGTGTAATCTCAGTATAAAAAATGGACATTCTGAAAATATGTATAAAACAGTTAATCCAGACCAATTAGTTAAAAAAAGAAGTTATTCAAATACTGTTAGAGGAAGACCAACATATCAAATTCCAGATGACATTCAAAAAATTATAAATAATTCAAAAAATAAATGATACGTCTTTTGTTGGTTTATTATAAATATTCAGTGTTTTGATTAAATTACAATAATGGATTCAGAAAAATTTGTTTATGTAATTGGTTCAAATTTACCATCAATTTTTATTGATGGTAAATTCGAGCAAAATTTTTATGTAAAATGGGGTGGAGATAGTTGGGTCCATACCATTCGTAATGTTTGTTTATACCAATCTGAGTTATGAACAGACGATTTGGGTCAATTACAAATATTGCGATAGGAACATACCAACCTTCGTTATGAACGAGGATCACTGTATAAATTGAATACGCCATCCATTATAAATTACATAAATCTATTATAAATAAAAAATAGGGTTTTTTACGTTATCCTAAAATATTACCTATTCTTTTTTTATAATATAATATCGCGTTGTTTTAACCTTTCCATTTTCGCCAGTATTATAAATAAAACTCTTGTTTATAAATAAAAATCCTTGATTTTTAAACAAATTGCGAATAATCGTCAAGTAAGGTCTAACTGTATTTTTATCATTTATTCCATTCCAATAACTCGAAGCAAAATATCTTTTTATATCGATCGCCAATTCAATAATTCGGTTCTGCTTCTCAATATCTTTATCAAATTCATATAAAATAAATGATTTATCTTCATCCAACTGTAATATTTCTAATGCGCGATTTATTGTCTCTTCTCGTTCATTTGTGTATTTATCTGATTTTTTTATTCTCATATTATAAATATAAACATATTCTTTAAGTATGTTTATATGACTATTTTGGAAATTTTATAAAATTGCTCAAATCACATTATGTTAATTTGAAGCTTTTTTTTGGAGTTCCTTCAATTTCGTTTCTCGTTTTGAAACTTTTTCTGGATCCGAATCAACTTTCGCTTTACGAGCTTCTTTTCGTTTGATCTTATTATCGAATCGTTTATTCTTTTCATTATCGTATGTAGTCATCATTGAATCGTAGGCTCCCAGCTGTTTGTTGTGTGCCTTTAAGATATTTTTAAAAACTTCTTTCGCGTAACCATCCGAATTAAATGTATAAACATTTTGAGTCATCGAAAAATAACTAACTCCTTTATATTTTTTTGTGGAAAACATCGGATCATGATTCCATACACCGCCTTTTGTATGACGACCGCGATCTTCTACATGTGCAACTGATTTGGTTCGAGATTCAGGATTAAATGGATACAGATTTCCAGTGATATATTCATAACGACATAATCCTACATACATAACATTGGGGATACCATAATCCCGTAAAGTACCACCTGTTAATATAATTACAAAACCATTTAATGATGGACTAATCCAAAGACGATTTTTTCTTCTATTTGTCATGTTTTAGCTACTTATACTAAAATATTATCATATTTTAGCATCAATTTTTAATTGATGCTAAAATCTAACCCAAAATCACATTCAAGCGCTCCATGTGTTCGCATTAAAAGGCGCAATCTCATCCGTATTCAAACAATTTTTTGAATTATTGTTTTATTGTCTCCAATAGTAGCTCTTTTTATGTGGTTTTGTTTTCAATACATTTGGATTTATCTATTCCTTACGGTATTATTCAATTTTTGAAATTCTTCCATTTTATTACATATTGTTTCAACTTGAATATATGTATTATTTATAGTTCCAAACACTTCTTTTGGTAATAACTCACGTTGTGGAGAATAAATAATTCTACATTTACCAAATTTATTACCATTAGAATTTCTAGTATTATTAAATCTTCTCATATTTTTATTATAAAACATTTTAGATATTGAAGTATTTTCAAGACTTCTATCAAAAATACCTGAATTACAAAATTTTTTTGAAATTGTATGGTTATGTGAAACAATCATTATTTTATCAATTGACGGATTATTTAAGTAAGAATTTGTATTATTTAACCTATTATTTAAGTTAGAATTTGTATTATTTGACGGATTATTTGAGTTATTTGAAATTTGTAATTCTGTGCCATTTTTTAACCGATTATTTAATAATTGAATAAAACGAATATAATTATTATTCGGATCAGAATAATTACTATTTGAATTTTGAATAATACTATATTGAAAATTTATTTTCGGTATTGATATGGTTCTATTATTTGTTGTATATAAAATTATCTTTTGAAATATTTCATCAAATATACTACTAAAATGATACTTTGTCATAAATGATATCAATATTTTTAATATTTCAACTAACATCCTCGGTAATTTTGTACAAAACTTTTTAATTTCGTCTTCAGTTCTTAACATATCACTCGTCGCAGGACCATCTTCTTTGAGATAAGGAGTTACATTAACAGTCATACTTAGTTTCATATTCTTTAAAAAATAACCAAATAAGAAAAAATAAGATGTTTCAATTGCTCTAAACATAGCACTTGTATAAAAAATAGTTGGAAGTGTTTCTTTAAATAAATATCCAGCAACAATCGCCTGTAAAATTCCAAGTTCATTAAGATAACTATCTCTATTATTATTTCCATTTATCCATTGATACATTTTAGATATAGTAGGGTTGGTAGTATTTTTGTGTCTAAACCTTGAAACTGATTTTATAAATGGATGTTTCAATAAATAAAAATTTGCACAACTGTGGCCATGTCTCATTAAAAAAACAGGGATACGTGAATTATTTTTTAAATTTGAGCTCATATGTTATTACATATAAAAAATTATTGACTAAAATAATCACATTTAAGCGCTCCATGTGTTATCATTAAAAGGCGCAATCTCATCCGTCTTCAAACGATTTCTTGAATTATAACTACATTTTCCATTATCCCCCTCTTCCGAACCACATGTATCATCTTTTATTCTAATAATTCTTCCCTCTGGCTTCTTTCCAAAGCAATTCACCCCAAAACGCAAATTCTTGTCAGAAAAGAAACCGCCGTTTATTCCGGGCTTACCACACGCAGCCTGCTCCTTCTTCGATTTCTTCTTCCAATTACACTTTTGCGTTGGGTAATAAGCAGTCTGGCCCTCGCTCCAACCATATGAACACCATTCGGCCCCCTTATTATACGCTTCCACAATCTGTGGGTAAGTAGCCAATTTAGCATCATAACTTTCACATTTACAACGTGCCTCATCAAAAGTGTAATTCTGATTGCTTATATGGAAAACCTGCTCCGGACCCTCTAATTCGCGCTTATTTACATCGACAACCGGATTTGTTGGATTGCTATGTTGCGTAGGAGCCCTCGTAGGAGCCCTCGCAATAGCCTCTGCGCTTAATAATCGATTTCCTTCCATAGTAGCCCCCGATTCTTCCTCTTCGCCCTCACATCTTTCAGGAACTACAACCGGATTAAATGGAATACGACACACATCATTATAATTGAATCCAAATATATAATCGCCGTATGATTTCTTATTTAAACAATCAGTTGTCAGATATTTAATTGTCATAACTGTCAGATAGCTAACAATAAAACCGATTAGTAAAAATAAAAATACTAAAATGACTATTCTTACACTGGATGTCCCAGATGCTTCGGGGCTCCCAATCGCATTCGTCCCATTTGTTGCATTGTTTGCCTTCTTGTTTCCAAACATGTAATTCTTTGCTTTATTCATAAAAGATTTGTTTCCGTTGGTGCTCACACTCGCAGTCGCATTCATTCCATTCGCCTTTTTTTCCCCAAACATGAAATTTCTAGCTTTATTCATAAACGTTTTATTTTCAACTGGATTCGTGTTCATTATAATTTACCATAGAAAAAGGTTTTCTATGAAGATTCAATAAAATTCTGGTTAATTCCTCGCCTCTGATAAATAAGATAATATGCGTTCGAACTCACCAACGAATCCCAACTAATATCAGAGATTGTTTCATCATCGGCCTTTATCCACCGGCTCCCTGACCGACAATAGGCCCAATAATGGCCTCCTAAAAGGTTTCCAGAATGATTCCCAATTCCGACTAAATCATACGTATTCGTGTGATTTTCCGGTTTTTCAAAAAGCATCGGGAAACGAACATTGTCAATCGGGAAATCTATTCTCTTGCTAATTTTGTGGCCGTCGTTGTCGAACCGGTTGAAAGAGAAAACTAACACTGGTGGTGGTATATAAACACTCTTTTTTATTTTCCCCGAGCGTAATCCACCACAATTTTCGCACTCAATCTTATTTTCGCCACGCATATTTTCGCTTATGACATAATGACCGATTGAATCAAAAAGCGTGTTAGTGGAGTTCGTAATCGGGAAATTGAGAACATTGAACATATCGAACCGATATGACTCTTTATGGCATTCATCGCATTTCGTCCGATTGAGCAATTGGCCGTAAAAAAGCTTCATAATGATTGAATAGCCGGCCCGACTAATCTGATTATTCCATGCCTCAAATGAAAGCCGGTCTAAATCGGTTGCTCCTTTCTTAATAAGGGTCATTTTGACTTTGTAGGAAAGTCCCACGTGAAGTAAATCAATTATTTTCAGGAAGGCCTCGCAAGAGTCCTCTTGGCTCATCCCCATAAAAGTGCTATGAAACCGCTTCAAACAGCGAATGAATGTATTTGGACGAACTGCATAATGGCCATCTGAAAGGGAGCGAATCAGGCTCGAAAAAGCCCTAACAAATTCTTGCTCAGGCTTTTCGTTTATATCATCCTCGTATTTTTCGGACATATAGACGCGCAAGGGTCCAATATAATTAAATATTTGGATACCAGTGTTCGCATAACACGTATTTCCAAGATTTACTAATCCAGATTCTCTTTCTTTTTTAGACATTTTTAATTATATATAAATAACATATTACTTATAAATCAATTTTTACGAATAACCATTCCGAATTCAAATATAAAATATTTGAGCATATTATAATTAATGAAATTTTACACATGTGAAAAGTGTGGTAAAATATTCGACCATAAGCACAACTATATTTATCACACAACCAAATTAAAAGCATCTTGTAGCAACATACCCAATAAAGTTAAAGAAATACAGCCCCCCGTCGTAATAACACCCCGCTACAAAATATTCCCATTTGACCCTGAAAAAAACAACTGTATCTATTGTAATAAATCATTCCATTCTAAAACATATACGACTCGCCACGAGAAACTGTTCTGTAAAACGCAAAAAACATACGCGACCATATTAGAGGACTTGAAAGAGGATTTAGAGGACCTCAAAACCAAGAATATTGAATTAAATGAAAAATACCTCAAAGAGAAGAAAAAGAAGAATATCCCATTTGGAATGGAGAAAATACCCCTCTCAAAAGCAGATATTTTAGAAGCAATTGATGACCCATATAATAAGATTCCCCAACTAATAAAACACTACCATTTCAATTCATCACGTCCAGAATTTAAAAATATTCAAGTTAAAAATCCGTATGATACATATTATGAAATATATAATGGAAGTCAATGGAAGTATGAACTAAAAAAAACGATTATAGACACGCTTTTACAAACATACAAAGATATTATAGACACGTATTATGCTAAAAAAAAAGATAAGATAGACCCAGATAAATCAAGCGCATATAAAGAATTTACTGAAAGTATAGATGAGCATATAACAAATGCGCAACAATATAAATATTCAAAAATTACAGCCTATAAAAAAATTTATCAACGCATTAATGAGATGTTAATCGCCTTATTCCGAAAAAAAATATTATAGATATATTATATGATTGAAATTACTAAAATTGAAGAATTACAGTATATTGTTAATAAGGACCCACGCGTCATACTTGTAGTTTTCACATTGAATTGGAGCACTCCTTGTAATCTACTTATTCCCAAGCTCCAAGAGCTCGAAAAAGAATACGCCAACAAATGTTTAGTAGTAAATATAGATGTTTATAAATACAAATCCTTCATGAATTTTTTCTCACTTCAATCAATTCCAACAATGGTCTATTACTATGATAAGAAAATATGGGATACACTTACAATAACTGGCGCTGATATTGGAACCGCATATGAAAATGTTTCAATTCTCCTAACCGAGCACAATGATGGAGTCCAACCAATGATACGCGCACTAAAAACGAACCCAGTCAATGACTTGGACGCCACTAATTTGCGCTAATGTCCATATTCGCAAACGAAGCATTTAGATGCTTTTGGCGTAATTTCCTGCTGGAAGAGTTTTTTGAAATCTCTAAATTTCTCGAATACGCGCCGGTTAGAGTTTATTTTTCCGATTGCGCTTTTATCCATCGGGGCCGAATACTCATACAATATACAGAAATAATGATGTTTGCCAGTTCCCATCGGGGGAGACGGTTTCTGATAATGGTATAATAACTGCGCAGATGATATATTATCCTCTTTTATATCATAAATACAATAATGAACATAAAATTTGCCCATCGCATCTTTATCAACGATGACGAACAGATGGTATTTATTCTTGTTTAGGGATTTCATACCATCGAAACGGATTTCTGGCTCTTTCAATACTTTTTCGAGTGGTATCTGCTTACAATCTTCCACATTTACAACGCCATCAAATACAACATACATATGTTTTTGATAATTTTTGGGAGGAGTATTGTTTTTATTCATTATTCTTTTACATAGATAAAAATTGAATATAAAAGCATAAAAATATTCATCTCTAATAAAATGACTCAAACTTGCGAATTTTGTGAAAAAACTGGATTCCACACAGAAAGATGTCCCAATGCTGGATATCAAGTCTGCGACTCAATCGAAGATATATGTCCCGATTTTCAATTCATAACACAACTCGACATTCCTCGAAAAATGTATATGGAATTTTATGCTGGTCAAGGATGCGCCTATTATGTCCGCAATAACAACGGAACGAAAGAAGTCTTCTTTCTCCATTGTGATTCACACGGCCAATATGGAGATGACACATCTGACATCCCGCGCTATCGCGCATTCATCAAAGGATACCAAAAGCAGACTGACGACTGAGAATAAAAATTGATTTATTCTACGTATGAATCTTTTATAAATAAAAATGGTAATTCCCCCTGAACCACTCCCACTCAAACAGAGAATTTTTGATTTGATTGATTCGATCAAATCAAATATATCAAGCCAACAATATCTGGATTTAATGAAAACAGCGCAAATGCTTGTTCAACAAATCGAAGATTTAGAACAAGAAGAAGAAATGTCTGAAGTATCAGATTCATCATCCATATCTAATGAAGACATAAATGCTCAAATGTCTGATTCAGATTCCGAAATTGAAGAAAGGTCCAATTATATGCCATGCGATTGCGTTTCTCGATTTGCCTACCCAGACGATTTCCCAATGTCTGGAAATACTCAGACGTATAGTCAGATGTTTTGTCGTGGTGAAGCACGAATATTTGATTGCGAGAACTTCAAGCGATTATGCGAAGAGCATCCTTTGCTCAATAATTTAATTGAACGTCAAAACATGCCATTCACGGATAGAGAAACATATGCTCCATACGATTCACCAAAAGTGAAAATGTTTTTCTCACTCTTTATTTCATTGAATGATATATTCTATTTCAAACGATACAAAATAATTATTTCTCTAATTTTATTCGATTTTGCAATGAAGAACATCCAATTTCTTGCTGATAATCCGCGGTCATTGGGTAAAGTTTCTCATGAAAAATTTATTTCGTTTATGTATGACGAAGATTTTATAGAAATCTCAGAAGAATTCAATATTAATTTGGAGAATTGGAGATTGGCACTTGAACGCGCAATTGCGCCTCCTGTCGCAAATTGATTCTATTTGATGAATCATCTAATAGAATTTATTATAAACTTTATAAAATAATAAAAAATTTACAAATCGAGAACACTACCAATCGCAATGTCCAACTTGTTATTTCTTTTAATCTTCGATTTCGCAATCTTTTCAACCTCCGACAAACTCTTATCCGCAGTTTTCTTCGATTCCTTCTCGGCCTTTTTCGCCTCCTTCTCAGATTCCTTAACATTCCGAATCGCCTTCGCGACCTTGACCGAATCGGCGCGGGTAATAATAGGAGGTGGTTCCACTTCCTTCTTTTGAATATTCGCCTTCATCGTCTCAACACTCAGACTCACTTTCTCTTTCGGTTTCGGCGCAAATTCATCAATATACGTATTATCAATGCCACTCCGAACAGAAAAATAACTCGTAATGTCTTTCGCGTATCCACTCTGTGTATTCGTATAAGTCCGGACAATATCTCCCAGCAATAGGCGCTCCGTCTCCAATTCACGCAAAGCCGCAATCTTTTCCTGAATTTCCATCTCCGTCTTATTCTTCTCGCGCATCTTTCGGATAATAGACTCGTCCATCCATCCGTCGCGGTAGCCCGTCAGTTTTTCCAGTTCGAGCGCAAACAGTTGAATACACGGGACCTTAATCTGATGGTTCAAATAATACATGAAATCCGGCTTACACTGCGTAGGGTTCGCCTTGATGTAATCGGGATGTTCCACTTTATCGCCTTGGAGAATCTTCTCGCCCTTCTTGGGAGCGCGCGTCTGGATGAAAATATAAGGAATACGGTCATTGGACTGCGGTTTATTTCCGGGGTCGCGCTCAGCCATTCGGTCCGCCAACATCTTGTGAGCAATCGATTCAGGATTCTTATAATCCGCCCTCAACGCCTTCGTAATAATCAGCCGACTCAAATCGACCCGCCCCAGCAATAAATCACTAACGGATTTCTTAAAAAAGCGCTCCGCCTCGTGGATATCCATCTTATTCAATATAATATCGACAATTCCACCGTAGATATCTTTACAAATCATCGCATTATCGCGCCTTTTCAGAACGATACCCATCGACTTTTGCTTGAAGTGATGCGGGTCATCCTCATAGAGATTCCCCACATACCTCTTTTTCGCCAGTTGAATAAAAGGGAAGAATGTCTTCTCATATTCGAGGTCGTGCGGTTTTTTGAGGGAAGCCGTCACCATTTTACCGGCCTGCTTACACAGCTCAATCGACTTCTTCAAAGCCTCGACGCCCTCCAATTTGAGACCCAGCACCTTCTCCCAATACTGGTCAAACGTAATAAATACGGAATCCGTATCTCCATAGACGCAACGCGCCCCTGGAAAGTTTGTCTCCGTTATATCACGCGCCATTTTCAGAAGTTTTCGGCCCGTCGCCGTAGTAGATGAGGCCAGCTCCTTGAAATAAATGGGACTCGTCGGGGCCCCAACCTGACCATACAGCGAGTTCGCCGTAATCTTATAGGCCAGTTGGAGACCGTCCAATATTGATTGCTGAAAAGAGTTGTATTTCTCCTTGCGCTCGACGACATCAGCCTTCAACACTTTCTTGGGGGGCTTCTTGTATTCGGCCACGTAATAGTATTCGGCGTCCTCTTTGGGCCCACCCAAATTACCGTCGATGACGGTCCCATCTTTCAAGTGGAACTCCTCATAGAAAGCACTAGCCCTCGTAACGCGCCTCTCCCACAGTAGATTTTCCAAAATGCGGGGGATTACGGATTTTTCCTCTTTTCCTCCATCCATTATTTTTTCGACGTAGCAACAGATTGTTTTACCGATGACCTTCTTTCCGGCGTCGGTCATATGATAATCATAGTCCTCCTCGGACGCCTTTTTCGTCAAATCACCGTAGTAGCCTTCATAATTGTCGCTCTCGATATAATTCGTCTTATAGCCGAGCTTCTTTAACTCCTCGTCGAGAATACCTTTGCGGTCGTAGTCCCGAAATTCCGGCAAAGAATACCACCCACAATTACCAGAAACCATATTCACAATATTTCCGGAATTGTCCAGAATCTTGAAAAATACGATACTGTCGTGGCTAATATTCTCGCTAATCATACTGCTCGGATACAGGGACGCAAAATCATTGACTGATATGGGGACCATATATATTCCGGGAGTGGCCACCAATACGACGGCCCCTTCATATCCCTTGTCCTCATCGGCGCCCTTGTTCTGGACGCGGATGACGAACTCTTCCAGACGACACTGTCGAGAAACCAGACTGTAAATTTTCACGCCCTGACCCCTCAAAAATAGCCAGTCCAGAGGGACATGACATACATTTCCCATACCGACATTATTCGTAATAACATCCAACTTGTTCATCAAGCGATTACAAAGCTCACAATCTTGAACGCAATATACTGCGATTTCGCGAATGTTCTTTGAACCACCCGTTTTATATTTCGCAAATAGCTCCTTTGGGCTCAAATCGACCTTGTTCATTTTGAGAAAATACTCGGCCACCGCATCCAATTTATACGTCTCCAACTTGTAGTCCTTCTGGACCAACTTCATTAAATCAATCTGGACGCGACCTTCCATCTCCAAAATGTAAAAGAAATTCTGGCCCAGAGCGCTACTTTGTAGCGTTTTCTCAATGAGGCGACTCCTATTTGATTTGACTCGGCCAAGATGACAGAACTCCTCTTTTATTCCTAAAAGGTCGGCCCTGTCATACATATACTTCAAATCAAACCCCCAAATATTGTATCCCGTTAGGATATCGGGGTCCAACCGTTGGATTAGCTTCGTCCAA